CCACCGAAAATTATCATGTGAATTTCGGCAATAGTTTGATTTCCACTCGTCACTTAAAATGTCAAGCATTGATTTTTTTTCTTGTGTTGTTCGCCTGGTCGATGTTTTACATACCATTCTTTAAATACAGGTATGCTAACCCAATCGTCCTTGATCCACTTATCTTCATTAACTTGTGGACTCATATCATTTTCAATGGATTTGATAATATCATACGTGACATAATCATATGGTAAGTTTTTATTTTCACTTACATGAATACGTACTGTATTCGAGTATTCATCACTAATGTCACAATAATATACGTGAATCATTTTTCCATCGAAACTACGCGATGCTATGTAAAATAAGTCAGTAAAACCGACATTATTTGCATAGTTTCTTGCTACAACTTCATGATTGTAAGCAGTTTTACAACTTGGTAAAACAAACTTACCTTGTTCCAATTGGAACAAAACGCCATGTTGATTATACGATACAAAATATATCGTAGCACCATAGATATGTTCGAATTTTGAAAAAGCTGCCATGTCGTAATATCTTATAGTTGTAGTTCGTCGTGTGTTAAAAGCTCTACTCTGGCGAGCCAACCAGTCGTGTTCTAAAAGCACACGTAACAGTGCATTTGTTCCGAAATACATTTCAAGATCGATTTGTATTCGAATTCAGTTATACATAACTACTAGATTACTATCATTTTCTATGTTGAGTAATCGAGACTACCAAAGGATAGTGATTGCTACGCGATTCTGCTATCGTTTATACGAGCACATATAAAACTAAGCTTCTAGGGTTGCTAAAAACAAAAATATTATACTTTAATCGTATAACTAGATAGTGATCATTTCGGATCTCACCGGTATATCTACTCGGATATTGACCTCACATATGCTAGCCTCAACTCCCAACGCCAAACTGGAATTAGAATTTGAATCATAACGTTTTGTTATGTAAACCACAGGTATCTTATATAATATTAATATAACTCGTTCCTAGCGATAATATTGGACACACTCAAAGCCATCCTAATATTATGTCGTAGCGGGTGCATATCAAACTTAATTGAACTTGTAATACCCTACGATGCTTCAACTAAGAATCTATTATAATAATAATTATATAAGACCCTTTAAAATTAATTAATTGGTGTTCATAAGTACTTTAATACAAATGGATTTGATTTGTCTGAGAATCGTATTATAACACCTCTCTCAGAGTTCTAATAAATTTTAAAGATATAGAATATTACGTATTCTATATATTTAATCGATTATTTATTTTCATGCGAAAAATACTATGGTTTCAAAAAACGCAATAAAT